CATCTATATTATAAGTTCCTGTTATAGTATAATCACAAACAGCATTAGCATTACCCGTAAAGTTCGGGTTATCAAATAGAGTGAATCTTATATCTTTATTACCTTGTATCTCACTCTCCATATATTGAGTAGTGAATGTTCCGCAAGTTGGAGTAGGGGTGGGAGTCGAAGTATTAGTAGGGGTATTTGTAGGAGTTTGAGTAGGGGTTTCGGTCGGGGTACTAGTAGGGGTTTCCGTAGGAGTAATTGTTGGAGTTGTTGTTGGAGTTGTTGTTGGAGTTTCCGTATTAGTGGGAGTGTTAGTAGGAGTGTTAGTCGGGGTCTCGGTATTAGTAGGAGTAATAGACGGAGTAGGACTCGGGGATATACAAGGAGTTTCTATAGGAAAGTCGTTAAACGCCGCAGCACATCTATCAAGGTAAGTTTTAGTTTTAATTCTTATAGTCGCCGAATACCCACATAATAAGTCCTCGTATTGTTCTATAAACGGCACCATAGTTATAGCGTCATCTACAAAATAAAACTCGTTATAGTTTCCGTGAGCCTGCGTATAAGATAAACGAAACATAGATATAACGTCGTTCATCATCTGTAGAGTATCGGATAAAATATCGGTCATATTATCCATATCCCTTTTCATAATATCCGATATAATTAAATTAAACTCGTAGGTCATAAACCCGAACTCCTGAATAACGTTCGCCGGTATTACGTATAGATACGGATAATAGGGGGCTTGGTCTGACCTAAATCACCGAATCCGTAGGAGTTTATTTGCTTATGTCTATCGGCTAATAACCTAAAGTCATCTACTATATTCTTGAGGTTTAACGCGTTCGTCGTCTGTGTCATTTTTTTAATTTTTGTTTCATCGCTTTATCTTGTTCCGAATGTAAGTCAGCAAGGAACGAAAGGTGATTGAGGCAAAGAATAAGGGGCTGAGAAGTAATACTATCAATTTTCCAAATCTTGTTTTCCGCGAGTTGAGCAATCCAGATATAGTATCCCCAAAATTGAGAAAAATTATTTTTATCTTCATCACCCTCCACAGCCACTTGCTCTCTGAATAAACTAGAAAAAGTCCGTGTAATCCCTTTTCTAAAGTCCATAAAAAAAAAACGGCTCCTTCGATAATCTTGAATGGCAACGTCTTGAACGATTCGGTTTTTTCTCTAAAGTCCGCGACCCCGTATCTAGTACCCTTCTCGGTAAATAAATATGAAGCCAGTTCGTTCAAGTTAGATATTCTATAGGCTTCGTCTTTAGACATATACGTATCAATATCTACGAACTGACCGAAGGACATTTTAGAAAAATCACATAGTTCGTAATTTACTCCGTCGTGGATAAAGTTATAAACTACTTCTTTGGACTCTCTAGTTATGTATCTATAGAGTTGTTCCCCCGTTTCTAATATATCCTCGGCTTCGGATTCTTTTATTTCTTCGGGGGTTAGTCCCGTCATCTCGGATATAGTTTTAATGTATAAGTCCATTTCGTCTAAAATGTTTTTATACTTCATAATATTACCCCACGTTTCTATAGTTAGTTCTTTAATAGGGTATTTTTTTCCGTTATGTTGAACAAAGGTCTTATCCATATAATAATAAATATAATTTTTTAATAATCGTTTTATAATACATAGACCCCCGTATTACGTCCTATCTTCATTTCACAAACGTATCTAATCCCGTCGATTAGGTGATTGTCTTTATCAAGGGGGTCGTCTAAATTGTTTCCGTTTTTATCGGTCTTCCATACGTACGATTGAAACTCGTTTAATAGGTTTTTAGACCCCGTATGAACGTATAAGTTATTTCTTTTTAATAGGTCTATCCCGTGTAGTATAGAGTTTTTCTTTACCGGCTTACAATTTATATTGTTCCGTCTCAACTCCTCTATCGCTTGGGGATTAGCGCTGTCCGCTATAAAGTCGTCGTTTAGGTTTATACCCAAGTCCTTTATTTTATAGATAAAGTCGGGGATTGTAATATTCTTCAAGTATAGTTTTTCTTCTACGTATAGTCCATCGTTATTTTTATAAACCGCTACTAAAGTAGAGGGGTCGCTATAACCCCAGTCTATCCCGTATCCTAATAATTTAGCGTCCTTCGGTAAGTCGTAATAGAATTGTTGATGAGTGAAGACCATTTTAGTCGGTAATCCTTTTTCACCAAGACCGAATATACGCCATAGGTTAGGATCTCTGTCTCGTAATTTTTCTATTTCTTGAACTTGTACTTCGGGTAAGAAGGGATTGTCCTTGTAGGTAATAATATTATACTTTACGTCGTCCCTATTCTCAAGGTCGTATATCCAACTTTGCCATAATGAGGGGTTGAGGTCTAATACTACTAGATCGGCTGTTCTCAATATAAGTTGGGTATATTCGTCGTAAGATACTTCGGTCGCCTCGTTGATAAATAGGTAATCCCTTTTTCGTCCCCTTACTTTAGTTTCGTCGTCAATACTGAACCACTCGATTATATTAGACCCGAGTTGATAATATCCGTCGGCTTGATGCCAGTTATTAGGTTCGTAAATATCGAAGGCTATTAGTACCTCCTTCAAGTCCCGTAATACAGACCCCTTGAGAGCGGGTAAAGTTTTTCTAACTACGGACAATATTTTATTCTCCTCGTTTAATAATTTATAAACGAAGTATATTAGAATATTATAGGTCTTACTAGCCCTTGATGACCCTTGAAATACGTTTATTCTTTTATCAGAGTCCAGTAGATCTTGGAACACTCGGGTTGTCTTTATTTCCATCGTCTTTAGTAGTTTTAATTATATTGATTGTATATTTCGGTTCGTTGATATTATCCCCGTTAGTAGTAATATCTACTTTTTCTTTAGGTTTTCCATATACCCTATCTAATAAAGTTTCGACGTTTTGTAGAGTTCCCTTTTCTATACCTTTTCGTAGAGCCGCCGCTATGGTTCGTTCTAACACAGTAGATTTTGGATTCTCCCATACCTTACGTAAGTCCTCGAGGGTCATAGAACACATCGCCTGTATCGTATCGTTTATTTCAGCGAGTTTATACCCTTCAACTTTCATAGTTAAAACGGGTTTCGTAGGTCTCCCTTTTCGATTGATATGTTGGGGGTTTTTATCGAACCCTTTACCTCTAATATTATCGTATGCGTTTGGATTATTCATCGTAGTATTTTTTATTGTTTCTATAGTAATTTTAATCTAGTCCCTTGAAGCATTTTAGGGGATAAAATACTAATGAGTTTCTATACCCGTTTATACCCGTAGGAACGATTGGCGTGACACTATGCATATTCCTCCAAGCCGGATAAACTAACATAGAGTTATTAGCCGAGTCCATCGTAGCGTCGTAGTCGGGGACAAATAAGTTCCCTCCCGTAGCGGATTGTTTTTTAGTAATAATAACATTACAACACCCCTCTAAATTACCGGCGTCCCTATGGAACGGAGCGGATATATTAAAGTTAGAAATGGAGGAGGTAAATAGTTTTCCGAACCTCCACTTTTTAGGTATGTTTTCTTCTATAGTTCGTAATTGGTTTTCGTATAGGGACGGGACTAGATGTCTCATTAGTTGCTCGCTCTCCTTACATAATAACAACATCGCTTTAATAAAGGTCTCGGCTGTCTTTACGCTATGAACCTTTGAGACCGAGGCGTAAGGTCTTTTCATATGAGGTCGGGGAGCGATTGAACCTAATATCGTAGAGTATTGTTGTACCTTATCGGTTAGTCCTTGTTCCCCGCTCGTTCGGTTCATAACTTGTTTAGGTACTCTATTAGAACGGAGTTCAGCATCGGCTATATCGGCTAGTTTAATTAGTTTCGGATTATACACTCCCATATCCTTTACATAAAAACCTATCGGTTCTCCGTCTATAGTAAAGATTGTATCTTCGGTTATGTTGGGGGACTTATGCTCGCATTTATGTCCTATTTTGTAATTGTGTTCTACGGGTAATAATTCAAGTCGTCTCATTTTCTATTATTTTATAAACCTCGTCTTTAACTATGTCGAGGGGTTTATTATTATCGATTATAAATAGTTTCCTATAACCCTTCGTGTTTTTGATTAGTGAAAGTTGGGAGGTTAGTTTCGCGTTATAGGTGTCTATGTTTATTTGTTTTCCTCGTAGGGCTATTCTTTTAGCGTTTTCCTCGAAGGAGGTATTTAGGTATAATAATACTATATCGAAGTATTGAGATAAGAACTTTATATCTTTTATAGTCGTATAGTATATCCCCGCTATTATTATATTCTTGTCTTTATTGGTAATAATTTCACGTAGGACGGACGATTTCTTTTCCGATGATAAACTATCCGCTCCGCATATATCTCGTCCTAAAACGTAAAGATTAGGTCTTATTTGGATTAGGTTTTTATTCTGTGATATTATAGGTTCTTTTATTATTGAGGACTTACCTACTCCGTAGTTCCCTACTAGAAATATAATTTTATTCATATTCTTTTAGATATATTTTATTAAAGGTTTCCCGTCTGAAGTCCCATAATACCTCCCACGCTACTCCGTCGGGTACGATCTTCTCCATATGTTTTATTTCTTCGTGTAATCTATCAATATAATATCCTACGTATCTTTTCCCCCTTCTATATTTTTTGTAAGCACATAGGGTCGTTTCTATTTGGAATATATTACCCTCGTGGTTTTCAATAATTTCTTCTAAATTATTCTGTAAATAAAAATATTCTTTGGTCGTTAGGGTTTTTTTAACTAGATCCTCTCGGTTTATAGCATAACATAATCCGTTCCTACAACTCTCCGCTTCTTTTAGGTTTAATATCTTTGGGGTTAGTTGTACGTCGGTTAGTTGATTTAGAGTATCTAAATAGTTGAATAGTGAGAATCGTCCGAAGTATTTTATCTGTTCTATCTTTTGATATATTTGTTGCCAGTGGGACGATAAAAAGTAATCCCTTTGGGAGTATTTGATTAAACTTTTATAGGACTTGAAACAATCTATAAATTGGTTATTGTTTTTTATCCTTGCTCGGTCGGTCTGAAATATTAGGTTAGTTCTTTTTTCGTTCCACCACTTACTCAATCGGTTTATATCAACCATCTCAAAATCAGGAAACTCGTTATACATATAAAAAGTAGTAGGAGCACAATAACAAGTTCCGTATAAAAAGGAGATCCAGTATCGTTGTTCGAGGTTTAACTCAAATCGGTCGGCTAGATATTTTAGACCGGTAATTGAGGGGTCTATATCCTTTGCTAATAAACTATGATTATGATATTCGGTATAACTTACCATAGATACTCGTTATAAGGGTTTATTTCCGTAGGGTTATTTACCCCGCTCCTTTTTAGAATATCCGACGTACTAGATATAATTGTTCTATGTTCGTCGGTATTATACCATAGGGGTCTTTTTTCGTTTCTCAAGGCTAGTAGTTTCCCGTCTTCTAATCCTACTAAAGCGAAGGTAATATCTGATTGTATAAAGTTTCTATTTCTATATTTCCTCATTAGGATATATCCGTCATTTTCGTAGGGTATAGAGAGGTCGTATTCTTTTTCCATATCTTCTTTTGTCCCTTGAGATATAATCCCGTTAAACGCAATAGAAACACCATCAGCGGTTAAAGGTTGATTATTGTTGAGGTCGATATAATCCCCGCTCGTAGAATATCTAAAATGAGCGATGAATAGGTTAGGTCTATCTTTGTTTATGGATTCGATAAACTCGTTATACTTTAGGAACTTTTTAGTTATAAGTTCGGGGGAGTAATAAGAATATCCGAAACTATGTAGTCCTCGTATTCTACTATACTGAAATACTTTAGTTAGTAGTTCTTCGTTGTACTCCCCCTTATAACCTATTACGGAACACATTATATTTTTTCTTTTTCTTCTTTTAATTTTTCCATTAAAAATCCTCCGACGTAGAGTTTCTTTTCCCTCCACCATCTAACTAATTCGTTCGCTTCGTCGTAGTGTTCGGGCTCGAACTCTATTTGTATCGCCTTACGTATTGACCCTTTCATACTCTCAAGTTCGTCGTCTAATCCGTCTTCATCTTCTTCGAGTAGGGAGTAATCTAATCCCTCTAAATTAAACTCGGGGAGGTCTATACCCCACTCCGATAAAATATCATCTCCGTATTGTTCTTCTAATTTAGACCAATCCCAATCTCCGTATCCGATATTATCCTTGATGATAAACTCTTGTTGTTCTTCGGGGGTTAAATTGTTTGCTTGGATAATAGTAATTTCTTTTAGCCCCGCTTCTTTACAGGCTTTCAATCTCATATTACCTCCTAATACGACCATATCCTCATTCACTACGATCGGTCGGAGTTCTAACATATTAGGAAACTCCCTAATACTTTTGACTAGTTTTCGGAACTTGTTGTCCGTTATAATTCTTGGATTATTAGGATTCGGTTTAACCTCCTCAATTTTAACTTTAGTAGTATTCATATTATTTAACTTGGATTTTAACCTCCTCGTTGGATTCGGGTTTATTTGCTTTGAGGGCTTCTCTCAATTTATTATTAAATTGTTTAGTTATGTTGGCGTTTTTAGTTTTCCACGCTTCGACCTTCTGTTTGTGATTCTTACGTAATTTTGATTTTGGCATAATTATTTTTTTTCTAATTTCCATTTATATCCACCTGCTTCGTTTCTATGTCCTCTATAACACATAAGAATATTATGGAAGGTTGGATAATTTATTGCTTTACAGGCTTCAGTTGGACTATTGAATGATTGAATAAAATTATCATTCATATCATATTGAACTATTCTGTATTCATCTAACTCATCACCTGTTAATCTTTTAATTCCAAACTCTGCGTATTTTTCATTCAACTCAAACCCTATAAAGTTTCTATTACCTACTTCTTTACACGATAAACCCGTAGTCATTATTCCTCCGAATGTATCAAGGACATAATCCCCTTCATCAGTAAGTAAGTTTATAAAATATTTTGGTAAGTCCTTATGAAATGGAGCCGGATGTTTAATTGAATTGTCCCTCGCCGCTCCCGCAGTTAAAAATCTAAATACATTATCAGGTCTAACCTTATAAGGTATTATTCTTTCAGTATTAGGTAATACATAACCTTCTTTTGTTTTATTAGTTGAACTGGTTAAATAACTTATTTTTTTCGGTTTTCTAATTCTTTCACCATCTACTACTTTACCAAAATCATTTACCGGAGTTTCGATTCGTTTAACAGAACTCAAGTTAGGTTCTTGTAATACCCTATCCATATAGAACTTTAGTTTTTTTTGGTCTTTAACAAAATGAAATATAAACTCCGTATTATTTCTAAATCTTTTTGAGGATCCGTTAGGTATTCCGTTCATCTTATGCCAAATATAAGTGTCATAAAACTTTAATTTAGTTTCTTTTTGAGAACGATATATCAGTTCGTAAATAAAGGGGTTTCGGAGTGAGTTAGAACAATTATCGTTTAAGTTCAGTATGAAACTACCACTTGGTTTTAAGACCCTGTAAATCTCATTAAAAAGGGGTAATAACCAATCACAATAATCTTGAGGTTTCTTGATTGATATATTCTTACCATAATTTACTATATCCGCATACGGAGGGGACGTAATAATTAGGTCTATAGAATTATCTTTTATATCCTTTATCAACTCGAAACAATCCCCATTTCTAATATCTATCATCTTCCTTGTCCCCTATATTTTTTAACCGGTTTATCCTTTGGAGATTGGGTCTTTGCTGCTTTACCTTTTCTTCTTACTCCGAAGGTAATTTTTCTTGATGAAAAGGTTTTATTTTGTTTCGTAGCCATCGAGTATCCTTACCATATCGTTTATTCTACTTTGTATCCTCGGCAAACATACACTACACGAAGGTTTTAGGTCTTCGCGATGATACTTGTTATGAAACTCGTAGAGGTATAATTTCTCCTCGTAGGAGGACGTAATCCCGTTCAAGAAGTCAAGGGCTCGTTGAACCTCTTGACGAGTGAAAGGCGGTTTTTCGTCTCCAATCATAGTTTCTAAAGTTAGTTTTTCAGGTTCGATTATAGTAGAGTTTTCTACTAATTTAGTTCTAGTTTGAGGGCGGTTTCCCTTACAATTACAACCCATTTTATTTAATTTTTTCGTTATAAAGTTTATTCAAGTAATTTTTCACTTCTCGTATATCCCTCGATAAAGTATTTATCGGTATGCCGGTCTGTTTCGATAATTGAGTTAGGTTCGCTCCTTTAGCCAACCATAATAAAAATATTTGTCCCGAGTACCAATCGTATTGTTTTATCTTTTCGACCTCCTCTAAAACCCATTCCATCGTTAAAATAGGTTCTT